AGCCACGGTTCTTTGCACCACCAACTACAACGTAACCAGTTGCAGTGTCACCAGTTACAGTATGAGTTTCGCCTGGATTTGTTGTGCGAGCATCGGTTAGGTCGATGTTTGCGCCACCAGAGGTCAGCGAAAGAGCAATCGCAGTTGTGTTAGCGAATGAAACATAGTAGTATGTGTTACCTGTAAGCGGGGCAATTGGTGTATTGCCCGAAGGAACGCCATAATACAATCTGTCAGTAGCTTGAAACTTCGAGTTTGCAGTCGAAATGAGGATTACATCGTTTGTATTGCTGAAGCCAGTTGAGTTAGCTGTAATGTTGATAGCTGATGGAGCGGCAATAGTTACAGTTGGGTTAACAGTGTACCCAGAACCAGGCTGGTTGATAAGAAGGCTAGTAATGCTGCCACCAACACCAGCTGTTACGTTTGCAAAAGCATTTACTGCAGTAGCATTGGTGCTACCATTTGCAAATGTCAAAGTGACTGTAGCGTTAGCTGAGTAGCCAGAACCACCAGAAGTTACAACTGCTGAGGCAAGGTTGCCACTCGAAACACCAGCTTCTGCAGCGTCGACGCCGAATACACCAACTGCAACGCCTGGAATGAAAGCGCCAAGAGTTGTGTTACCAAACATGTTAACGTCTACGCTCGCACGGGATCCAGCAGATGTGTTACCGAAGTGAGCGTTGGCGCCATTAACACGATTTACCTGGTCTCCCTTAACAAAAGCATAGGTGCCGATTGGTGCACCGTTAGAAGTTTCTTTAGTAGTACTGCCATTAGCAGTTACTGACTGATCATTTCTACCCCATTGTGCCATTTAAATATCCTCCTAGAGAAAGTTTTTATTATTTATTATTCGTCGATAGTAAGCATGTCGAGTAGATATTTTGACTGCTTACCGATTTTCTTTGCTTTACCCCCAACAACTACTAAATTGTCTTCTGGGTTTATGCGAGCTCTTGGCTGCGCTGGGGCTACAACTCTATTACCATTTCTAACTATTTGTTTTTCAGCTGCGGATCTAACTTCTTGAAAAGAGACGCTTTGGTTTTGTTGTGGTTGAGATGCTGGTTGCTGTTGTTGCGCCGCAACTGCATTTACGTCAACTACATTACCACCGATTACGATAGGCATTTTACTTACCTTTATTAAAACCGCCAAGAGAAATCTTTGGCTTTTGAACTTCTTTCTTACCAGCAATTACATCACGCATTGAGTCTGCACTCTTGTGAATACGCTGTGAAAACGAGTGTTTATCGAGCGATGTTTTTAGGTTATCATACATGGCTAGCAAACGATGAGCAGTTGCTGGCGAAAGATTAGCTTTCTTACCATCAACAAATGTTACTGGCGCTTGACCGCGCAATGTAATAACCTTACGAAGCTGCATGATGATATTGTCAGAACCAGGATCCTCTGCGGTCTTATTCTTTGGTGGGCGACCGCGACGAGCCTCATCAAGTTCTTCGTTCGCCTTTATAGCTTTTTGTGCTTCTTTTTGACGATCGATTGCTGCCTTCTCGCGCTCTTTCTGTGCGCGCTCGCGCTCTTTTTCCTGCTGGTCGCGACGTTGTTGCGCAAACTTATCAAGCTGCACCCTACGACGATCGGCGTCATGTTGAAGATGACTTCCGCCCTTCATATGTGAAGAACCAGCAGACTTCATTGTTACTGGAGTTTGTCTTACAGAACCAACACCGCCAACGAAACCTTCTTTTAGCTTCTTCTCAGTTTTGAACATATCGGGCGCGCCAGGAGCATTTACATTAGGCATTGATGGCTTATTAGTCGAGGCTGGGGCGGTGTTGCCGCTGGAAGTCGACATACTCTTCAAGGCTGCTGCCACAGCATTTACCTTATCGATATTGTCGTCTTCCTTTACTTTTGCCTTCTTTGAGTCGCTGATAGTGTAGTCAGCAGTCGAATGAGATGGGCTGAAACCACTTTGATCTTGGTTCTGACCACGTAGAGGACTCGAAGTTGCAGTTGTTGCAATCGAATCCTTCGTTGCTTTTTTCTCGTCGAGATACTGACTAAACTTAATCATCATAGACCCTTTGCAATTTCCTCGAGACGAGCGATTTCATCTGCTGAAAGCTCTACTTCCTCGTGCATCTTTGCATCATACTTCTTAGCAAAATGACCGAAGTCCTTCTTTACATAGGAAGCATTGTTCTCGTTGCCATAAAGATGACGACCATGCTTCGAGTCAAGATAATGCTTTACCATCTTATTCGGATTCTTAGCATTCTTGAGGTGATCAGCTGCATGCTTCTTTACAAGCGAGTGAGCCTTGGCATATGCCTTACCAGCTTCAGCCATCTTGTCCTCACCCTTGGCAGCGTGATGTGCTTCGCCATGGTAGCCATGACCTTCGTTATCGGTTTTTACAGCTTCATCAATCTGCTCAACTTCTTCTTTAAAAGCAGGGCGCATCTTATCATATTGAGGCTTAGCAACTAATTTAGTATCGTTCTTCTTACGAAGAAGTTTAAAATCGTGAGAGTCGATTTTACCATTCTTGTTCTTATCAATCTTATGCTGATTGCCCTTCAACTCTTCTTCGGTTGGCTTTCTTTTCATAGCTTCATTGACAGCATCGATAAGATCCTGTGGAAGCCCAAACTTATTGTCTGATTTCAACATGGTTTCTTCCTTTGTTACTTTCTTTGTTTTCTTTGGCTTGTCATCGGAATCAACAACAACCTTATCGTCTGTCTTTGGTTCTAGATCAACTTCGGTCTTGCCGCCAGTCATCTGATCTTCTACTTTCTTTGCTTCGCCACTCTTGGACTTCTTCTTATCGTCCTTGTCGTCGGCGGCAGCATCAACCTTTTTGTTCTTGTCATCCTTGTCTTCATCATCTTTTGCTTCATCGATAATCTTAGTTTTGATCTCGCCCTGCTTGGCGAGTTTGGACTTGTCATCAAAATTCGATGGCGCTGTGTCAGGACGACCAACATTCACTACCTTGCGGCGAAGGTCGGTGTTACGATTCATTGACGCTTCAACAACATCTCTGATCTTGTGTTCTAGCGAACGATAGTCCTTATCCATGATTAGCCTTTCGAAATAGCTCTGAGCATCCAACCATGCTTATCATGGGCATCGATGCGTTCCTGAAGAAAATTAGAAATATTTGGTTTACCAGCCTTATCAGCTGCTTTCATTGCAGTAGTAAGCGACTCGATAACTATTCTGTTATCAGCTTCTAACTTTGTCATCATTGACATTGCCGAAGGGATATTAACTTCATCCTTGATTTTTGTAAGCTCTGAATAACGCGAGAACGAGCCAGGAGCGTATGAATCCAATGTACGAATATGTTCAGCAATTAGATCCACAGCGCCCCAAGCATCGGCATACAGAGCACCGAAAAAAGCATGGTAATCGTTAAAGTTCGCGCCTTCAACGTTCCAGTGAAAATTATGCGCCTTCAAATAGAAAGCGAACGTATCAGCTAGTGCTTTCTTTAGTGCTTCTGTAAGTTCGTTCATGTTACTTCTTAGCCTTTGTTTTTTGCTGCTACCTTAGCAACGTTCTTAGTTGCAACCTTCTTAGCGCGAGTAGCAGTTTTCTTAACTGCCTCGACAGCATCGGCTGCATCAACCTTACCATCCTTGTTAACATCAGCTGCTGCCTTAGCATCGGCTGCATCAACCTTACCATCGCCGTTCACATCAGCCTTTGGCCAAACAAACTTCCAAAATGCCCAAACAGCTGCGGCGCCAACAATAAGTGTCCAAACAATAGTGCTATCCATTACATTTCTCCTTCATAATTAATGGAACGATATATTTAGTTAGATTAATCAGCAATTCCACTTTCTTAGTGCCTTGTTGATTCTAGAATCAGGATCACGAGCAGTCTTGGCTGAAGTGAGTCGTTTCTTCATTCCACCCATACGAGCACAGAATGACTTGCGACGCTTTGCTGCCTTGCTGCCCTTCTTTAGTTTTGATGGCTTTGTAGTAACTGCAGTTTGTAACTTTGAGCCTGGATTTTCACGACGATAAGCCATGACACCAGAACGAGTTAACCCACCCGATGGACTCTTGTGCTTAGAGTCTGACCATTTCTCTTGAAGCTGGTCACAATGTTTGCAACCGCAGTTATAAAGCTCGTAAATATTTTCTTCAACAACTTCCTTGACGATTTTCTTTACTTTTTGTCCTGGAGTTGCATTCTTATATGTATCGGTAAGAGCATCAGTGCCAACGAAACGGCTGGCTGGCTCTTCCATCTTCTTTGATGTTTTCTCAGCGCCAGTATACGCTTCCTTAACAGGAGTAATCAACCCGTGCTTATCGCTAGTACCCTTTACGATCTTAGCCGCCTTGATAGCTGGTGCATGGGCGAACTTCTTCTGATATGTCTTAGCGTCGTCAGCACTAGCAAAATGTGGTGATGATGTGTGACCAGTTAGATTGAAACCTGTCTTGCCAACTAGATAATGCTTTGCTTCATTTACTTCTTCAGTTGGTACACAATTAGGTACTGAACGACCATTCTTCATCTTTGTTCCTACCTGCTTATAACCCTTCCAGCATGGATCGGCAGCTTCATTCTGTGATGCCTTGATTGCAGAATCAGTTGGTGCGCCTTTCGATCCAGGCTTGCGCATACGCTCGCCCGATCCCGCCTTAATTCTTTTTCTCTTAGCGTGAATGTTATCCCACAAACCACGCTTCTTTTCCATAAGATCTTCGTCCATTTTTGCAGCTTTCCCGCCAGCGATAAACGAGTTTACGCGATTAAACGCAGTTTGTTCTGGTGATTCGTTTAGGTGTAAATCCCATGACAAATAGCCTCGACGATACACTTCCTGCAAAGTGTCGAACGAATAGCCAGTTTGGTGGGATTTTTTATAGAGTGCGACTGTCTCCTTTTCAGAAAGGACTACGGCAACCCCTTCTTGCTGTTCATTGAAGACTAGCTGAGGACTTTGGAGACTATTTTCTTCTTCGGACATTGGAGTTTCCCTGTAGGCTTATCCAAAAACAATGCAGGATTGCCGTAGCTTTCTGCACCTCTATTTATAAAATTTTTATCTTGAAATCTCTTCCCAGTCCAAAGAAGCAAAACAGTTACTGGTGCTTGATCCAGCTGCAACAGCAAGAGTCAATGGTTCTGGTGTAGAGGTTAATCCATTACGCTCTAACTGGAATCTGAATAGAGCCTCCTTCAGAACATCAACTGGTGCGGATGACTGCGTGGATGAGTTAAAAAACCCCGATGCAACTGATCTTCCGCCAGATATTGCATTTGCTGTTAATGTGTATTCAATTGCAGAATTAGTTCCAGCAGAGGTCCATGCCTGTGTGTTCGTAACGGTTCCTCCAGCTATTATTTTCCAACTAAAATCTACGTTACTACCTTTTCCTAAGAAAGCTGCAGCAGTTGGAATTACTATAGCATCTAGTGCAGTAGACTTCAATCTGATTGAAACTAATGGATAATACGTTCCTGCTGTAGCGCAAGAGTAACTATTCGTTATTGGCGTTGAAATGGCTTGCTGCAATCCTCTTAGCTCATAACCGCCTTCGGACATAACTGAGGTGCAAACTTGTTTCATTGTGGAATTACTAGCAGTAGTTCCAGTATTTATGATTTCATATCGAACTGGCAACGAAGCAGTTGTCATATATGTTGATGTAATATAATTAGCATGATGGAATGAGTGACAATGAATTAACTGTCCATCAATAACAAATCCACAGCGAACAGTTCCTAAACCTAGCCATTCGATATCATGAAACATAATTTGCGCTTTTGACATATCAAGAGTTCTTTGTGATGGGCTTGTTGGAACTGCGCCCAGTAATGTATCGACATTCCAATTTGCTTGTTCTGCTCTAGTTTCAACTAATGAACCATTTGACCAAGAACGTTCGACCCAAGCAATATTTGTTCCATTTGCCTCTAGATAAATGCCATTGTTAGCACCGAAATACCCAACTCTTTGACGAAGATTTGCTTTTGGTGGTTCCATAACAACAGTGTTTAAAATTTGCAATGACTTACCAGGCTGATAAGAAAACACTTTATTTGTTTCTCTTATAATTTCAGCGCCAGAGGTTACTGGGAGATTTAGCTCTATCAAACCAGCGTTTGCATTAAAATTATAAGTTGTTCCTGCTGTATTCGATGTCGCCCACAATCCGTTATCTTTGTAACGATGTGAAGAATCAAACAACGTTACAGGCTGCGATACTCTTGATCGACCGAATGCGTCTACCGCTACACCAGAAGGATTAGCGGGTCCAACAAGGCTACCGTATTGATCTGCAAGCATAACAACTTCAAAAATTGTTTTGCCATCTTTTAAGTATTCATGCGTATCTTTACGAAACTGAGCCATGGTTTATCTTCCGTTGTTAGGAGTTCTATTTATAGATTGCAGTAAACTTTGAACCAATATAGATTTTTTATACACCATGCCAAAATCTTCTTTTATACCACGCTTTACCATAGACTGTTTAATTCTGGCTCTACGCTCTTGTTCTTTACGAGCTCTTGCACCAATAATATCTTGTCTCTTTGCATACTTGCCTAGTGAGATTGCTGCAGTGTTAGCATCGATCTTAATGTCCATACCTTTACGAACATCATTATACAGCTCGCGTGCATGCTCGGGATGTATGTGCGAAGGAATGCCTTTCTTAAACTCGCCGAACTTATTCGTAATAGCATGACCGCGCATTTTGCTAGCAGACATACCGACGTCACCCTCTGCGTCTGGGTCGCGCTGACCAGCAGAAACAACATCGACTTTCTTAAAGTTGAACAGCTTACCCTCGCCCTCGCCATTATATTTGTCGAGCGTTTTCTTATATTCATCAACACGATCAGAGCCAGCGACCATAATCAGATGATCATGACCCGCCTTGTGTAGCTTTTGTGCATGATGAAGAAAAGATGGCTCTTCTTTCGAAGCTACGGATAAATTAGTTTTTGGGAAAAATCTCTTAGCGTGTTTCAGCTTCTGTTCAGCAGTCAGCGGATTCTTTTCTGGGTCAACTGAATGTGACAATACAACGCTATGTTTTGCGTTGTTTTCTTTAGCCAAATCGTGAACTCTATCAACAAGAACTTTGTGACCAGTTGTTGGTGGGTTCATACGCCCAAACGAAAACACAACTGGATTTTTTGGTTTACTGTCAGCTGGTGGCTCTTGTTCTTCGTTCTTGCGGAAAGCGCCAGTTAAAAAGTTGCTACGGCTGAAGTCGGCGCGATCAACTAGCTTTGATGGACGACCGCCACGAGTTGCAACAAATCCTTCGGGCTTGGTTGCCTTGCCACCGATTGTTGTCTTAAATTCTTGATTGCGAGATAGTGCGCCAACGAGAGTGTCCTTGGCTTGCTGCATATGACCGTGTAACTGAAGAATGTCGCCAAGCTGCTTCTTATGATTTTTAATATGCGAAAGTATCGTATCAGCTTGTTCTTGTTTCTTTTTCTTACCAGCTTCTGATTTTAATTTATCTACTTCTTTTTGCAGCTTGGCTTTCATAAACTGATTGTAACCATCAGCAGTAGGCTTCGTATCGTTTCTTACTGTATCATTAATATAAGTTTTGATATTAACATCGTGCCCATCAACAGTATTAAATATTTCAGGATCCATACTTGAATAAAGTTGTGTTGCTTTATTGATATGGTCTTTATATTTCTTACTTTCAATATTTGATATTTGCCCTTGGTCGATTTCTGGATTAATGGTGTGAACATCTGGATCCTGTTTAAATGAACCATGGTTGACATTAAAGTCCGCTTTCATGTCGTCCAACTTCTTACCCTTGTACTTGGTATGAACGACAATTCCTAGTTTAGATGCAGCGATTTTACGACCATGAGCTGAATCTTTATCAGCTTCGTAGGTGATCGTGTTTGGTGTAAATGAATAGCTGCCTTCTTTTTCAGTTACGTCAGGTTTCGTGTACATCAAGTCGCCCTGATACACACCACCTTCTTTTGGCATAATTTTTGGGAGATGTTCTAATGCTGCCTTGAGCTTTTCAACTAGCCCAGGAGCGTGCCCGTGATTGGCTTCGATATCTTTCGGCGAATAATTCAGCTTTGGGTCTTTATTAAAAGCTGACTTCGAAGCTACAAAGAACTTTCCGTTCTCTGGGTTACGACCGAAAACTACTGATGGCGCGCCATCATATTTCTGTGTGATCTTGGTGGTTGTTTTCTTACCTTGTAAAAAATTATGTACATCTTCGAGGGTTGACGCAGCATGCTTGACGCCCTCGTGCCCGCCATGAATAATGTGATCCTCTGCATGTTCGAGATGTTTTAATTTCTCGACATCCAAGGATTCAGTAAGATAGGAATTGAAACCAATCATAAAAATACCTCTTTATTGGTATTTATATGACTTTACCTCGCCGCCATAAATCACCTGCCAAGCATCAAAGTCGACGTTGGGGTACTTCAACTTCAGGCGATTAAACATTTTAAGATTAGATTCAGAGTCATCAAATAGACGTACTTTATAGAACTTGCCAGTCTTTAGATACTGTTCGATGAAAACTCTTTTAGCTTCTGCAGCAGAATATCCTAACAAGTTGCCAGCGCGATGAACATGAATGTCATCGATCTCGGTCAGACCATGCTTACGAAACGTGGCGAGAAACTTATCTTTATTATCAAAATCAGAACGAGCTGTAAGAAGAATTACTTTTGAATTTGGGTTTTTCTTCATACGCATGATCAACTTTATTCTGTTAAACATCTTGCGAATAGGACGAGATGTTTGATAGAACATATCAGCGTTCTGAAACTCGCTAAAGTCTAGCTTATCATCAAACTTGGGCTTGTAGTTATTGAACTCTCTATTGTTTAGCTTGCGACGAATAACTCCACCTGGACCACGAACGATAACATTAGCTGTGGTATGAAACAAAGTCTCGTCTATGTCGAATATCGTTAGGATCCCCTGATCCTTGAACTCTTTAAATCTTTTCATGGTAATATGATACCTCGAATTTGAATAAAAGTAAAGCTATTTCGGAGCCGATAATTCATAGTTGATCCAGCCCTGTTTTGATTTTGTATCATCAATCGCGCTCTTAGAACCAATGAATTTCAGCGTCGATTTTCCAGACTTCACAAATTTAAATTTTACGTTACCTTTTAACCATTCATTAATATTCAAGTTAGCTTGAAAGAAATCTTTACCTTCTAATATTTTTTTAATTTCTTCAATACTATTTTGATCTTTGTTCAATTTATCTGCAATCGTTCTGTTAAAAAATGCACTTACACTGTTCGGCAATTTCTTTTTTATATCTTCGTTTACGCCAGGATATGATTTTATAGCCAGTACGACTTTATTTAAATCTGGATCTTTTTTACCAGCAACAATAGCATCAAAAACGGCAGATGGTCTAGTTATGTTCAATTTCAATAATTTTTTAACACCATAAGTGTATACTATTTCTTTTGATTTTTTATACTCTATATTGTTAGTCGCGCATACATCACATATATCTTTGAAGACACCATTCTTAAGTTTTGTTCTACCTTTGATACCTTTTTCTAACATATTAGTGAAGAAACTTGCTTTAGCGCCGACACCAAACTTAGAACTAATACCAATATAAGTCCCATCTCTAAATTCAACAAAACTGTCAACGCCACTGAAAGCAGGATCAGTCGGCATATGAAATGCTTTAACATCACCCTTGAATGGATTACTTTCGAAAAATTTTGAACCTTTGTTAGCTAATAACACCCAACCAACTAATACTTCGCCAGTGTACACGCCTAGCTTGTTAACTACTGGTGCTGGTAAGGATGGTGCCCAAACAAATTTTCCAGTTTCGAAAAAGTCTTCAAACATTTCAGCATATTCTTTGCCCAGGATATTTGATGCTTCACACCCCTTTACGATACTTTCCGCTAATGTTTTCGCTTTTGTAAATGAAACCACACTAACATCTTGACCCATATAATTGAATTTACCTTTGGTACCAAGAGTCGTGAAAATTCTAGCATCTAATGATGATACGCTAGCAGCTGCTCCACCCTTTGCCTGTGGTTTTGCAAGTATCATCAAACTGCCTATTTGGGCAGCGCCGACTGAACTTCTCCAGCCAGGACCAGTTTTTTGAGGAGTATATGTTCCATCAAAAGTAGCAGCCATCAATTTTAAAAATGATATACGCTCTTCTGAAGTGTAAACTACTAATCTAGTTGAGCTATCTCTCTTGAATACGCCGTATCCAAGTTGCTTCAAACTATTTTCTAACTGCTCAATAGAGTTTACGGAAGCCATTGTCATTCCTCATTTAACTCTATTTAGGTAATAAAAAAGGGAGAGAGCATTGCGCCCTCTCCCCTACCCTCAAAACGAATGCGATCGGGCGGAACCCCACCGTTATTCCCGACTATTCCTGACTGTAAAATACAACTTGCCTCTTGTGCTGCAGACACAACACGCATTCGCTTTGAGTTTATTTATACATCTCTCTTATTCTTTTTCGGCTTATATTCAACTTTTTTTAAAATAAATTCAGGAGTAAATCCATCGAAACCACCACCAAGGTTTAGATATCGCATAAAGGACTTAGCCTCCTTTAGCGTTTTATAAGTTTTGATGATATGGTCAGTTGCAGTTTCGACTACGGTGAAATTGCTTCCTTCTACTACTCGATAATTCATCACTTGAACCCCGCAAACATGGACTTGTCAAACTTCTTCTTTGGCTTACTGCGTTCGGTATCTTCCTCACCGAACTTAGTTCTATCCATCACTGGACCATCAAGTATGTCCTCCTGTTCACTTTGCTCTACATCAAAGAGACGCATTTTGCTACGATCAATCCCAATAACAAACCGACGAATAGTCCCTGGATCAGAATAGCGATTTTTGAGCTGCTTAACCATAATCTGATTTCTTGACTCCATGTCCTCTGAGGTTTGGAGCCCAAACATAAAATCAGCTGTGGCTGGGAGTCCAAAGGATTCTGATGTATCTTCCAGTCCCAAGTCGCTGCTCGAATATCCGCTTCGAGTTGTTTGAGTCGCACTGACGATAGGTACATTGAACTCCACTGCGAGCCCTCGCAACTCTTCTGCGATTGCTTTGACATAGGTATAAGAATTGACGTTGGCTCCATGTTTCAACCTCGATGACATACAGATATTCAAGTAGTCAATGTAAATGATATCTGGAGTGAAAGACTTCTTGATCTTCAATTCATTCAGGAGATGGCGGAAGTTTGCAGATCC